ATCATATTCTGCACTTGGTTCTCCCTCATCTTGAGTTAGATTCCAATTCATATCTATAAAGACATTTGCACCTTCTACATATCCATCAATGACTACAGTAGTCAATATAGGGGATGAACCCATAGGTGGATTACCACCAGTCGTTGTTAATGTTTGTAGTTCTATTGGTGTTACTGAACTTCCACCACCACATGCTGTGAGTAGTCCTACTGTTAATATTGTTATTAAGTTTTTCATATTACTATTATACTAAAAAAATGGGGACACGGACAAGGGGTTTTTTAGATTTTATTTACTTTAACATTCCCTGTAAATGTTATTCGTTGAGATGTTGATTTGTTAGGTGTGACTGCATGTAATATGGATGAAGGAAATACATACAATGTTCCTTTCTCTTTCTTACTAGGTACATATTCAAATTGGTCTTTATACTCGTCTAAAAGATGTATCAGATTCATGTCACTATTGGTTGCATTTCTGTTCTTAAAAATTATTGATGAGTCTCCACTCTCGTGAACATAAGACCATGAGAAATCATTATCACCTAACCCTTGATGGTCATGACAATCTTGAAACCCATGATAATCATAAATGTTAATCCATGGATGTTCCATCTCACAATCGATTTCACATATAGGTCTCATTTCATCTATGTACTGATGAACATATTTTCCAACAATTTCCAACAATGGTGTATAATTTATCTTTAAATTATCTTCAACTCCATTGGATGTTCTGCATAAACTATGTGTGAACTCATCTGTCACAAATGTATCTAAGTCTAGTGTTTCAACCCAAGTGTCAATCTTTGTAGTATCAACACTGAATATTGCAAACGGATAACCTAACTTATATTTTAAAATCGTTGAAATCTCTTTTCTGTCCGTCATTTCTTCCTCTATCAAATACAGGAACATCATCATTCACTGCAGACTCAATCAATTCTTCTTGAGCTTCTTGTTCACAATCATACAACTTCATTCTTGCTCTGTCAATTCCTATGACAAATCTTTTGAATATAGTTGGGTCATTGTATCGGTTCTTCAATTGTTTTACAACTAACTGGTCTAACTCTTCTAACTCATCGGATGTAATCAATGCAAACATTAAGTCTGCAGTTGCTGGTAATCCAAATGACTCTGAAGTATCTGTTAGTTCAATATCAGTAGAACCATAACCACTTCGTGTTGTTTGAGTTGCACTCATAATTGGTACATCATACTCCACTGCAAGTCCTCTAAGTTCCTCTGCAATAGATTTGATGAGTGTATAACTGTTTGCACCAGCACCAGGCTTAATCCTATGTGATGCACATATGTTTAGGTAATCAATGAATATAATATCGGGTTTGAAATCTTTCTTGATATCAAGTTCTTGTAGTAAATGTCTGAAGTGACCGACATGTGCAGATGCAGTAGGATATTCTTTAACAATCAATCTACCTTTAGTCTTCTCTGCAATCTTATCAATCTTCTTATCAAACATCTTCTTAGACATTTCGGGTAACTCTTGCATTGGGACATTCATGATGTTTGCATCAATCCTCTCTGCAATCCTTTCCTCTGACATTTCCATTGTGATGTAAAGAACATTCTTGTTCATCATCAAGTGACTTGCACCCATGTGACACATGAATAATGACTTACCGACACCCGTACCTGCTAAACAGATATTGAGTGTCTTGTTGGGTAATCCACCTTTAGTAATCTTATTGAAGTATTCTAAATCGAAAGGTAACTTCTCTTCTTCCGTATTGTAGAATTCAAATCTTGCATCCTTGTCTTCGATTTGGTCGTGTCCGATTGACACGTCAAAGGACACGGAAAGTGCATCCTTAAGGAGTTCGGGTATTTCACCTGTTGACCTTTGAGACTTCTTATCAATGACCTCGATACTATCCATGACTGCAATATAGATTGCTCTATCTTTGCACCATTGTTCAGTTTCGTTTTCCAACCATTCGGATGGAGTGGGTTCATTGGATTTTCCAATTGCATCAACTATTGTCTTAGAACCTTTTACCACATTCTCGTTTAACGAGGTATTGTTATCAAGGTTTATGAGAAGTGCTTCGACTGTTGGTGCTTTGGTGTATTTGTCAAAGTAATCCTTTACTTCTGTAAATACTGTCCTCTCTGTTTGGTCGGTGAAATACTCGTCCTTTATGAACGGGATGACCTTCCGTGTAAACTCTTCACTCTGAATCAGATTCTTCAGAATTGTCTGTTCTATTCGTGTTTCCATATTTAAAGTATTCCTGTGCTACTTGTTCTAATTTTTCCATCACTTCGGGTGTGAAGTACTTTTCGGGGTTGTTGTTAATTGTCTTACCAAATTCGGTTTTACCATTTGGAAGTTTAACTCTTGTAGATGCTTTCTCAAATACACCTAGTGCAAGTGCCATGTCTAATAGACCATAGTACCTGTCTAACCCTTTGTCGTATGATAACCTTACATCAACCACTCTGTTCTCAACAGTCAATCTTGACTTTGCATTCTTACAGTGAATGATATTACCAACGATTTCCGTTCCTTCCTTTTCCTTTCTCTTAGAGAGATAGATAATTGATGATGCAGCGTACTTGAGTCCACTACCACCACCCATTTCTTTTTGAGGGAACATAGAACCAATCACATCATATGTGTGATTTGTAACAATCATAGGGATACCTGCTCGACCTAGTTTCAACGTCAATACTCTAAATGCACCTTTGGTGATTTGAGCACGAGTCATATCTTTGGTCTCTTTACCTTCTGCAGTGTCTTCGATTTCTTTGGTTGTTGATAACATACCAAGTGAATCTAAACAAAACATCATTGGTGGACGTTTGTCCTTTGGGGTTTCCATATACTTATCAAGTATATTGATTGCTTGATTTCTGAACTGCTGGACTGTAACAACGGGAACTATAACAACTCTTGTAGAGTCTATTCCTCTGTCTTCAATCATATCTTTCGATATTGCAGATTCAGATTCAAAGTAAATTACTGCGGCATCCTTGTTGTCTTCTAGGAATTGTTTAACCATACCTAGTGCAAAAAAGGTTTTACCTGTTGCAGATTCACCTGCTATTGCAGTAATTTTGTTTGAGGGAAGTCCACCATATAGTGAACCACTTAATAGTGCATTGAAGATATGAGAACCCGTATCAATAAACGAATCTACATCTCCAGCTGCAACACCATCAGAAACTATATTTGCATATTCGTTTCCCGATGCTTTTACTAAATCTTTTAAAAATGACATAACACTTCTCCATAATGTATACATCTATTATACACATGGTTGGTGAAATTTACAAGGGGTTTTTAGAGTTTTTCTTCTATTTTTTGCATTGTCTCATAACAATCTTTCATATTGCCTGAAACTTTGGTGTGTTCTTCCATCATGACTCTTAGAAGTCTAATTTGAACTTCTAGATGAATTATGAATCCGAATATGACTGCAATCATCATTATATAAAAGCAATCCATCATCGTGATAATCATTATGATACCTCGTCCACCTGTTCTTGAGTAACAGTTCCATTCTCCAATAGAAGGTTACGATGTTCTAAGTGTCTTGCTTCTGTAGTGTCTTTGTTCTCACCAGTATATTTTACTGCATGATAGTCATTAATCATTTGTTGATTGACTGAGACTCTATCTTCTGTTAATACTGGGTTATCCCCATTAGAAACAAATAGTTCTCCAAGGATTCTTCCGAACTTACCTTTGTCATGAGAAACTAATGTAATTTCACCTTCTGAAAGAAGATGTTTAAGATGTGCTTTTGCAGCCTTTCCAAATAACTTCTCTACTAAATCTCTTGTTCTAGACTCGGGGGTGTCTATACCCATCAAGCGAACTCTCTGTTTTTTTAGAACAGTAGAGAAACCAAGGTCGATATCTACGTCCACTGTATCTCCATCCACGATTTTAACGATTGTTACATGGAATTCTGCTTGTTTAAAGTTCTTAGTAGACATAGTTTTATTTATGAAAAAAATGAATCTAAACTTGCAACTGGTTCAACATTCCACCCAATTAACCCAATGACTGCTTTCAATGGTTCTATGAATGACTTGTTGAATTGCATATCATAATCCACATACTTGTTTAAGTCAAGTTCCTTTGGAAGGACGTTTGGAAACGAAATAACATTTTCGTTGATTGGATTAGGAAGTGTAAGATATGTAAAACGTATCTTATCAGAATTCATAATCAGTTCGTATCGTTTATGGATGTTCTTCTTCTCTAATTGGTGGTTGTAAAGTAATGCACCTCTGACATGGATAGGTGTTCCCTTTCCGTAAATCATTGATGCATCTTTGTAGTTCTGTAAGTTGTTACATCCTCTTGGTGATGCCATATCTTCTACTGGAAGGTTTCTAAAATCCTTTCGTGCAGTCTCTACGAAATCCCATAATTCTTCTTCGGTTCCGTTCATGACAACTTTAAATGCATCTGTAAGTTTACCTCTGACCCATTGTGGTGTACTGGACTTTGCAGTTTCAATACCCATCATCTTGAGTTTAGGTGTTTCATATCTCACACCTTCATTGTCAAATACGTTTAGGATATATCGTTTCTTTGCAGTCCAAATACCTCTGTCTGCAATGACCTCTCTACCCATCTGCATCTTCTGTTGAAATGCATTAGTGTAATCTGCAAGTTCGTCATATCCCTTTGCAAGAACCTGTTCTACTTTGTCTTGTCCGATAGTGTTAAGGAAGTCACATATTTTACCCTTGTCGGTGTCTTCGGGAAACACTTGTGACACTAGGTCGTCAAAAGTTATGTAGACTGAGTCGGTATCCATTGCAATAACATAGTCTTTGTCTTCAGTTTTGAGGACATCGTTCATCCACTTATTGATTGTTTTCTCTGCAGTTTTGATAACTAACTGACCTGTCATAGTGATTGCTTCTGCAAGGTTAGGGTCAAAGAATGCAAAGTACTGGTTTGCAAGAGCTCCATATGCAGAGTTAAGTGCAATCTTTCTGACCTGTTGATTGTTGTATGCACGTTTGATAAGTGTATCAAGTTCTCTCTTTCGTTTTAATTCTTTACAAGACTCCTTCTCAATCTGATACTCAATCATCTTCTTCTTCCACATCTTTCTTTCATCATAGAATGTCTCCATGAGTTCGGGAAGAAAACCTTGTTTGTTTCTAGTGAACATCACTCCATTTGGTGTTACTGTTCTGTTGTTCTTCTTAAGTTCAGATAAGTCTGCATCACCATCCAACATCTTCTGAACATTAACATCCATTCTTGCACCACCCTTAATCATCTTCTCGGGTGAGATGTTGTGTTGCATAATGATGTGGGGATAGAGTGAGTTTAAGTCAAATGACATAACCCAATCATGTTTCCCTACAAGAGGTTCCTTAACATATGCACCGACAATT